ATCAAACAGATCTTGCTCCTTGTATCCAGATTCTTTACTAATATCTAGCAAGTCAATGTAAGTGGGGCCATCCTTTCTAAAGGTAGCACCAGCATGATCGCCAAACTTCTGTTCTTGTTTGATCCACCAGTCTGCCATCTCTGGTCTTTCTTGCAGTAGCTTAACCTTTGTATCCTTGCCTTTAAGAAAGCAGAGATCACAGTTACCAGCCAAAGTTTTACCGCCAAAGTTTGTTAAATTTAAATCAAAGTTTTGCTGCTCCCAAAAATCTGTCACATCTTTAACTGTATGTTTGGCATCATTCATGGGGGTTATATTTGTCCATGCTTCATATTGCTTGAGTGCACTTGCCACTCTTCTTGGTTCGTCATAGCGTAAGCCAATAACGTTGTACCAATTCTTATGGCCTCGTAACTTACGCATGAACCTTGACATAACTTTGATCTTTAGTTCGCTTGTACAAAATCTAGTAACAGGGTTGGGTAGGTATTGTCTGCGATCCAACAAAGCTTCAAAGGGTTCACCATTTCTGCTTGCTGTTTCATAAGTAACTTCTTTGGTGCGATAGACTGGGCGCTCTTCACCAAAGTACAACTCTAGCCAATGTATCTTCACGCCCCACTTCTGCCCTATCTCATGCACAAAGTCGAGTGTCTCCGGGGCTTCCTTGCCTGTGTTGGCAAAGGTAACGTATATATCTTCAGGCAGTGTGCCACCATGGGCTTGGATAATATTCCATAGCATGAAGCCTGATGTTCGACCACCACTGAAACTAATCAGAGCTGGACCTTCTATCTTGTAAGGATTATTCATCCCAAGGCCTCTTCATCTCGTTATCTGCTAAGTAATACCATGCATTCTTACCTGGCACACTGTGAGTCTTGACTCTCTCTGCTAGATACTTCTGCACATGTGACACTGCGTACCTTGCGGCTCTCTCTCCAGAAGCCATGTCGCTTTTCTTCAATGCTTGTCTTGCTAACAGTTCTAGTTCTTGCCTTGTATAAAACTTGCGCCTATCCATTCCAGCTGCTACCACCCTTGCTATCTCTACTTCGTCTGGTGAGTCTGATGCATCTACCATTCTGAAGAAGCCACGATCAAAATCAAAGTAGGCCAAGTGCTGATCTGGTTCTCTTGCATTCCTTGCCTCGTAAAAGATATCGATGTTAGGTTTCTTACCAGACAGCTTGACCCCTGAATCCATCCATCCAGCAAAGGCACTACCACCACGCGCTGACATAAACGAAAGATCGTCTGCTCTTTCTTTACCAGTGTGATGAGCAATGATGACAGCAACACCAAAGAGTTCTATTAGTTTATCGACACGCGATAACATCTCGTGGATCTCTGAGTTAGAGTTTTCTTCTCCACTAAAGAAGTTGATGATTGGATCGATCATGACAATGTCAGGTTTATGATAGTCAATACTTGTGGCTATCTCATCTATGTCTTTGTCTCTCATGATGTTCTTTCTTAATCTTCCAGAGGCTATAAGATTTGACTTACCAATATCCAAGATCTCTCTGTCATGAATGAAAGGTTGATAGTACATGTCGATTCTTTTCTTTAAGAACTCATGAATGATCTCTGCCTGTAACCACATAACCTTTAAAGGTCTATTGAATTGTTTGCCCATGAACTCTGTGCCTGTTGTGGCCGCAGCAGCAAATGCACCTAACCAATGTGACTTACCAATCTTTGGTTTACCCAAGAGCAAGACCCTTGATTGTTCAAAGACAAATGCATCGCCCCAAAACTGTTCGATGCGATCTGAGTCCATGCCATCCCAAAAAGGATCGCCAAATGTTTTGAGTCCAAGTGGATCTCTGTCTGGTTTGTCTTCTTTCTTTTGTTGTTCGATAGGATCTTCTTGATCCATGATCTCTTTGAGTTCGTCTGTTAGTTGTATCTGCCATTGACTTGTCTTCCACTCCGTGATACCAGCCACATCCTCTGGGTTTCTTTTTAAGTGTCCAGTTGAAATGCTGTTTACAGTTTGCAATACTTCTTGCACGCTCATGGGTGGGTTGTTGGTTTGATTCCAATCCAAAGCTTTAATAATAACCTCACGCATACCCCAACCTTCGAGGATCCACTTGCCTACCAATCTTGCAAGCGTGTCATTTCTCATGCCACTGCCAACACCATTCATTGATAGCGGTGTCTTCAATTCTGAGTTTGATTTGCCTACATTATTAAAGTCATAGATCACATTCATGTCTTGACTTGTTAGTATGGGCAAGTCTTCCATGTCGTTTGGCAGAACACCGTCCACGCTTTCAAACATGTAGTGGTCCGAAGGTGAGACCATGACATAGCCACCCTCTCCTCTGACATCAAGTCTGCCTGTGGTGTTTCTTATTTTTAGTTCAGGATTGATAGCATAAAAATAATGATAGCCACCTCTTGGTGTTTTTTGTTTCAGTGTTGTTCTTGTGATCTGTCCTGATTCACAAAATTCACAGGCCTCTTGTGTGTCTGCATCGAGCACCACAAAGTTAATCCCTGTGACAGCTGCCCAATTACAGTTCTGAAACTGTAAATACCATTGCTTGATTTCTTTTAAGTGTGCTTGCTTTTGAATGTAGTCTGCCCATTTAACTCTTGGTGTCTTAGCCCAACGCTTGAGCAAGACATCATCTTCTTCATAAGGATGTCTAGTTTTAAAGTAATCTGGTATGACGTCTGTCTTGGACCCACAAGGTATTAAATGAAAGTTGTTTTCGTAAAAAGAAACCAACATCTCCTTTCTCTTGTTGCCAAGGATATCCTCTCCCTTTGTATTTAAATGTAATTCCAAGACTAACTCTTTTCTATTTCACCATAAATACTTTCCCAATCAAGAGCATGCCCGGTCATCTTGATTAATTTCTTGGCCTGGTTTACAGACGGTTGTCTTGTGCTGTATCTCCAAGATCTAATTGTTGATACTGATACTTTGAGTTCTTTTGCAAGACTCTCTTCGCCACGTTTCTCTATGTAATCTTTTAGTTCCATTTCTCTCCTTGTTAGGTGATGCGCTTCTAAAAAAAGGAGGACGTCAACATCTTGGGGTGTAGACGAACTGAAGCGCATCGAAGTCAATGATAAGGGACATGATACAAAAAGTAAAGAAGATTGTTGACAAAGTTTTCATAATCATTATGATGGTATTTGTATTTGTTATTGGAGACAACATATGGAAGATAAAACTAACTATGAAGCTTATGGCCTAGTAGATTTGCTAAAGTTAAAAAAAGCAAACCTATCAAGCCAGTCAAAACTGCGTGAAGAATCAAAACTTTTAGACGAGGCCATTGCTCAATGTCCTGAAGTTTTTGAAGTCACTAAACTATTATCAAACTCTGGTGGATCTAAAAGGGTGCAGCTTAAAGGTTTGATACCGAAAGATTTAAGAGTGCAATACAAGGTTACCAAGTCATGGGACCAAGACTACTTAAATGATTTATCAAAAGAACTACAAAACTTTCCGTTTACTAAACAGTATGTGGAAGATTCTCGTGCAACCAAGAAACTTCAGGACGAAGATCCAAAGGCTTGGGACTACATCGAGAAAGGATTGACAACCAAGATCAATGAAAGACCTTATGTCACATTCATTGATCCATTAAAAGGAGTAAGCGATGAGTAAGATAGGAGATTTTTTAATAGACGTCCAGTCTGATTCAGAATTTGTTATTAGCACTTGCAGTAGCTTTGAGCAGTTCTGCAGCAAAATGAAAGACATCAACAGCATGTACTTACCAAGTGCATTGTCAGACATATGGGAAGAACACGTTGGTTCTCAAGAAGATCTTAACGTTAACCATTATATTAGGAGACCAAGGTGAGTCTATTGAATACCATTGAAACAGGCATCAAAGTGCCAGCAATAAAAATAAATGTAGCAGGAACTGATGGGATAGGTAAAACCACCTTTGCATCTAATGCACCTAGGCCTGTATTTATTAAGACAGAGGAAGGAACTAACTTTTTAGATGTATCTTCCTTTCCATTGTGCAAGTCATACGATGACATTGTTAAACAATTACAAACTCTTTATGAAGAGAAACATGATTACAAAACTGTGGTGTTTGATACCACTGACTGGGCTGAGAAACTTGTGCAACAAAAAGTTTGCGACATGCATTCAGTTAAGTCCATTGAGTCACTAGGTTTTGGTAAAGGGTACACAGAGTCCGCTGAGTTATATAGGCGGATACTTAAAATGTTTGATTTGTTACTAGAGAAAAAGATGAATGTTATCTTGCTCTCCCATGTAGCGATTAGAACTTTCAATGATCCTGAGCGTGAGCCCTATGATCGTTGGGAAATGAGTCTACACAAGAAGGTATCATCGATGATCCGGGAATGGGTAGACTTCAACCTGTTTGCTAACTACGAGGTATCAACTCGTACTAGTGGCCAGGGGTTTAATGAAAAGACCAGAGCAGTGTCATATGGCAAGCGAAAGTTATTTCATAAATTCACCGCAGCCTTCGATGCTAAGAGTCGAGTTGACTTGGGCAATGCCCCATTAGATCTTGACTTCACTGCATTCATGACTGCTTTCAAAGAATCTTTAAAATCTAAAATGAAGGAGAAGAAAAATGTCGGATGATTTATTTAATCTAAACTTAACTGATGTCGAAGATGACAGCGGTTCAATTGGGCCTATGCCTGCTGGAGACTACGAAATGGTAGGAGCATCATGGGAAAGTAAAAACAGTAAAGCCACAGGTCATAAGATGCTGAGTGTAACTTATGAAGTTGTGGGACCGAAGTATTCAGGTAGGAAAGTTTGGGAAAACTTTATGCTTGAAGGCAACGGACTAAACGTCTCTAAAGGGAAGCTTCGTAACTGGAGAAAAGCCATGAGCATGGATCCTGATATGGAAGCTTTCGGTTTGGAGGATCTTGAAAGCATGATGAGTGTCCCTTTCAATGCCAACCTTCGTATTGAAGAAGGCAGAGACAAGGGTGATGGTACGAAGTGGGAAGATAAGAATGTGATCGCTAAGTTTTTAGCTGGTGGTTCGTCTGCAACGTCTTCCCCTTCCCCAGCACCAGCACCAGCACCTAGCGGTGATGCTGAAGAAGATCCTTTTGACTGGGATAAGTAAACGATTTCTACCACGACATTGAAACAGGTCGACCTATTAAAAGGAGAGAGTGATGTTGTTGGTAGAATCCTCGAGCGAGTAACTAAAGCTATGAATGACCTGGACTTTGCTTTGGTTACTCCTCGCCTTTTTATTATAACTAAACCGGGAACAATATTCCCATCTTTTTTGGAGAAAAGAAATGCTAATAGACAAAAGAGAGGCCAACAACCTCATTAATGTAATAGAATCTTTGTTAAATTCTTTGGACAAAACATTTGATAGTTTGCCAACTGACATCGACCAGAAAGTGAAAGATGCTAAACTAACTTTATTAAATGTGGAAAGAAAAAATGATAGAAAAAGAAAATTTATTAGATTCTTTAGATAAAAAAACTTGTGAACAAGTGATGCATGATTTACATATGTGCATTGATGATTGGTCTAGACAAGATCTAGATACCAAAGCAGCTGTAGTTACTCTTGCAAGATTCTGTGTTGAATTATCTTTTAAATTTTCACACACACCTTATGATGCTATGCAATTACTATCCACGGTAGTAATGGATAACATCGAATCTTATGAGCATGAAGAGTTAATGCAGCTTTTGATACAACCCCGTGATCAAAAGAAAGAGATTCATTGAAGCTTAGATACTACCAACGCAACGCTATAGATGCTCTTCACTCTTGGTTTGATACTAGGCCTGAAGATCCAACGCTTATTGCTTTACCAACAGCCGCTGGTAAAACCATTATATTTTCACACTTCATTAAAGAAGTCTTTAACAAAAACCCCAAGGCCAGGTTTCTTATCATGGCTCATAGAAAAGAGTTGGTTGCCCAAGCTGAAAACAAACTAAAGTCTGTGTGGCCAGATGCCCCGGTGGGTGTACTCGCTGCTGGTATGAAACGCTTTCAACACAATGCACAAATTCTTGTTGCCAGTCGCGATACCTTGGCCTCGCCCAAGAGATTAGAAAAGGTTGGCAAGTTTGACTACATGATTATTGATGAAGCACACAACGTGCCACCTAGTTCTTTGACTCGATACAAGAAAATCATTGACACCCTATCAGAACGCCAGGCCATGAAAGTTATGGGTTGTACTGCTACGCCCTATCGCATGGGTCAGGGTTATATCTATGGCAAGCGTAAGGATCATTTCTTTAAAGGTCTTGCCTACAGTGTATCGATACCAGAGTTAATACAAGCAGGTTATCTGTGCCGATTGTCTGCCTTTGCTGTCAACGACAATGCCATCATTGATGCTAGCAAAGTTAGTTTGAAGTTTAAGAATGGAGACTTCCGGGAAAAAGAATTAGAAGACATAGCCATGGTAGATGAAACCATCATTGAAGTTATTAACGACTGGATAGATAACGCTTACACCAAAGGCAGAACAGCTTCTGTTTTCTTTTGCGTGTCAGTGCTACATGCAACCAAGATGACTCAGTACTTACAGCAATACAATATTAAAGCTGAACTTATTACAGGTGAGACACCTAACGATAAGCGAGATCAAATACTGCGAGACTTTGAAGATGGCAAGATCCATGCGCTGTGCAACGTTGGTGTGCTGACTGAAGGTTGGGACGCTCCAAGAACAGATTGCATAGCTTTACTAAGGCCAACACAAAGCATTGGCTTGTATGTGCAGATGTGTGGTCGTGGGATGCGATTGCATGATGACAAAGACAATTGTTTGCTGCTTGACTACGGTGAGAACGTAGCTAGGCATGGCTGTCTAGATGAGGTAGAGCCTGACGAAAGTCTTCCCGGAAGATACAAGCCTAAGATTTGTGCAAGCTGTAATGCTATCAACTCACCCTCTGCTAAAGAATGCATTGAGTGCGGCCAAGTGTTTGAGTCAACACAATCAAAGGTTCTCTGGACCAAGAAGGAAAGAGAAGTAGCAAGGCGTACCAAGGCTGAGAGACAGGCTGTCTTATCAGATGAAAAGAAAGCATCGCCTCCTAAAAACAAACCTATCACAGATATCTTTGCCTCAGTGGTTAAGTCCAAAAATGGCAGTGAGTATTGTCAAGTAGTCTTTACAGTTAAGGATGAGTTCTTTCCTAAGAAGATGCCACTAATGTTTGGCCATCCCACTGCACACAACATGGCGGTGCGTAAGTGGAAGAAGATCACTACCAAGTGGGGATCACCAAGTCAACCGTGGATGGCCGCTGAATTAATTAACAGTGGTGCATTTGATACAATCTCTGAAATCATTGTGCAAAAGCAAGGTAAGTATGAGAACGTTGTTGGAATTAAAACTAAACAAAACGAAGATATAGATCTATGAAAGATATAAATCATTTACTAGACGATGTTGAACTGCAACAAAAGAAGCGTCAAAGATTTTACTTAGGCATGAGTCAGATAGGTAATCCGAATCAACGTTTGTTATGGATGCGTTATCGCTGGCTTATGCCTGATGATATGCCTGCTAGAGTTTTAAGGCTTCTTGATCTAGGCAACGTAGTTGAAGATGATCTTATTAAGAAACTTAGAAAGATTCCCGGTGCTCAGATATTTGATCTTGCTTCTAATGGCAAACAGTTTGAGACAGAGGCACTGGGAGGCCACGTCAAAGGACACATCGATGGCGTAGGGCAAAACTTTCCGGGGATTGATACCAAAGATCCATTCTTGCTAGAGTTCAAGACAGCCAACGACAATCGCTTCAACAACCTAGTAAAGCTTGGTAGTTATTGTGAGTGGTCAGAAGAGTATGCTGCCCAGTTACATTTATACATGGGCTTGTTTAAGTTTACTCAATGCATTGCAATTGTTTATAACAAAAATAACTCAGACTTATATACTGAAATAATTCAGTATGATAGTAATGCTTTTGATTCTTTGATAGAGAAAGCAAAAAGTATTTTACTAGCAGAGATCCCACCAGATAACTACATACCAGAAACAGATTACCGAATCAAAAGTTATATGACACCAGGCCAACAAGCCTGTTACCTAAGTAGAGCATTGCCACCTAAAATACATTGCAGATCTTGTAGGTTTGCTAAGGTTGACATTGAGAAAGGAGATGCTCACTGGCATTGCACTCAGCACGATAGAAAGATTAGCGAGGACAGACAAACCAAGGGTTGTTCAAGACATAACTTTATACCTGAGTTGATACCAGCTCATGTCATGGAAAAGGATGACGATATGGTTTTGTATGAGAAGGACAAGATTAGATTTGTTAACGTGGCCGAGAACCTTAACACGCCGGGCAAAAACTTTTTTTCTAGCAAAGAATTAATTGAAGTTGTAAACAGTGGGTTTCCACAAGAGATCTTGGAGACTTGCGATAAAGTTAAAAATTTATTTAATGGTGCATCTATTACACAAATTAGGCCATGGATTGAAACCAGGCCATCAACTTAATGCAAATCAAACTACCTTTGGATGTTTACTATTCAAAGAAAAAAAAATTTATTCTGAACTTAAACAACTACAGGAACGCACACTACAGAGTTTTATCTACAGCAAAAAAAATATACTCAGAAGATCTTGTAGAAAAGATACAAGACTTACCTAAATTTATTGAGCCAGTTAGATTAACATACACCTACTATGCTAGAAGCAACAGAAGACTTGACATAAGTAATCCATGTTCAGTCATAGATAAGTTTGCTTGTGATGCTTTGGTTAAAGCCGGGATCATACAAGACGATGACTTCAAACAAGTAAAAGAAGTGGTCTATAAGTTTGGTGGAGTAGACAAAGACGATCCAAGATGTGAGCTGGTGATTGATATATTCTAGGGTGTGCCTAGTATTTTTTTCATCTCTTCTTCTCTTAAAACTTCTGCAGCATTTAATCTATTAATAGGCCTATTAAACTGACCCTCAACAGGTTGGTATTGCATTTCTCTTTCCAAAGATTGTATCTCTCTGGTTGGAACAGGAAGAGGAGCTTTTTGGCTTGAACCTAAATATGCTTCATCTGCTAGCTCTGTATTTAACTCTAACGGCTCAAAGAAATTTTTCATAATTAAATCTGGGGATGAAACTTTTGCTTGTGTAAGAGCATCGAGTATATCTCTTTCACCAACTCCTAATATTCTAGCGTCTTTAATAGATCTATATAAATCTCTCAAAGATTCAAACCTATCAGCGTTGGTTTCTATATAACCTTTAATAAATTGTTCTGCTTCTACAGGAGTTTTTGATCGTAGCAAATCATTAAAGTTAGCACTAATAGCTGCTATTTCATCTCTTGCTTCATAAGCTTTAAAACCTATGGTTTTTTTCATTTGAGGTTTAACTTGTTTTAATCCAGTAAAAGCTTGCACCATTGTTTCTTTAACATCAATTGGCCCACCTTTTGATGATATTAATTCTTGCCCCATTGGATCTCCACCAATAATACTTTTAACAATTTGAGTAGTGTCTTTTTGTTTTAAAGAAACATCCAGTGGATTATTTGTTCCCACTTGATACTGAACTCCATATGGACTGACAGTAGGTAATGCTGTATCAATCAAATGAATAAATCCTTTTGCTGTTTTAACTCCTGCTGGATCGTCTGGGTCAAATATTTCTCTTCCAGTTGCTGTTCTTCCGCTATTAATTTCTAGTAAAGCATTAGTAACAATTGATGGTTCAGCAAACATTAAACCAAACTCTTTAAAAAATTCTCCAGTTGCGTTTGCAACTTTGGTTCTTGTTTGTTCTTCATTATCTGTTCCCTCTGCATATGACATTAATGCTGCTCTAGGTATTCTGTTTAACAAATCATATGGATTCAAATAACTATAGTTTAGAAATCTGTCAACGTATCCATTCATGTCAGATGATATTGGTACTAATGTAGCTGTTTTATCCCAAGGAGTTCCTTGTCTTCTGTATGCATCAATTTGTTCTTGACTAACTCCTGTAAGATTAGAACCAAGTTGTTCTAATGCTTTTGGTGCAACAGCTGTTACCATAAACGCACCAGCTAATCTTCTTGCTCCTATTTTTTGTATTTCTGGATTTGTGCTAGCAATTTCTTTTAATCCTCTATCTGTAATGTTTACAATATTTCTTATAACCTCAGATGGAAAGGATACAAAGTTACCAAATGGAGAAGACCTAACAACATTTTTGATTGCGCTTGGAACTCTTCCATAGTTTGGCACAGTATTTTTTGCTATCTCAGCAGACTCTGCATTAATAAATCTTTTTAATTGTTCGTCAGTTAAGTTTGCTGTTTTTAAATTTATGTTGCCGGCACCGTCAACAAACTCAGCAAACTCAGACATATTTCTTCCTGCTGTTACAGGCATGGTTAGTTCTTTATATCCCGCTTTAAAAGAATTGTTTAGAGCTCTGGTTAGTTTGCCTTGCTCCATAATATAATTGTGAACCCTTGCCGCATCATCAGTCATACCGTAAACCTTTTCAGCGAAACGAACTCCGGGTATTTTTTTTGTAGACTTTAATATATCAAAAGAACTTTTCGATAAATCTTTTACTTCAGCAAGGCCAGTAGCTCCTTTCCCTCTTAAAATAATTCCTAGCTCTGTCATTTCATCAATAGGTTGTTTAAGTAATGTCTTAGTAGCTGGATCAAATAATCCTGCAAAAGAATATTGAACAGCATCTGTTATTCTTCCTGTTGTTCCTAGATTACCATTAGCAGCTGAGAACATAGGAGTGTTTGTTATGTTTCTTAATTGCGTGCCTGGAGATGCAACTGTTTTACCATACTGCACAGCTGACTTAGTTCCTAAAAAAATTCCATATGCGCCTTTTGCATAATCAAAAAAATTAGGGTCTGATCCTTGATATAAACCTCTTTGAAATAATTTTCCTACAGAGTCTGATATATTTAATACATCACTTGATGCTCCTGTAATTGCATCAACAACATCCTTTCTTCCGTAGTAACCTTTTAATGCGCCAGTGCCTTCTCCAAATTGTTTCATTGGTATTGGGTTGCCTCTAGGGCCAGGCATTGTAAATGCAATACCAGTGGCAACATCATTTTCTTTGCCGCCAATGTATTCCATATTTGTTTTTGCTTTTTGAAAAGCAGAGTCGCTTGCAAATTCTGATCTAGCTTTTCCAAAGTTTGGGTTTACTCCGCCTCCTCCAGCTTCTGGATTTAACAGAAACTTCATTGCACCTTCTTTATTATTTTCTTTTAGTATTTGTTGATAGGCTTTGTTCTTTCCAATAATTGTTGAAAGTTTTTTAACTGTTAAATAATTTTGTGCTTTAGTTTCTGCAAGTATATTTTTAGATCCTGATTGTAAGTAACCAGTTATTTGTCCTAGTGCTTGTCTTACTTCTGGAAGTTTATTTAATGTTCTTCCTTTTAGTAAACCCTTGCTTATGTTGTTTGTATATATTTCTGTGTTAACAAGCTCATCAAAATCATCAATGTTTTTAGAATTTTGTGCCAGTGTTTGAAAAGCATCGTAAGCTTCATTTTTACTTATGCCATTAAATTCTCTTTGTATTGCTTTGATTGCATTGTCTTGAAAAGTTGGATCAATATCAAAAGCTCCATCGACATATCTTTTGTAAACTCTTGATCCATACATACCAATGTTTTCTTCAAGAGCAGTAGCTAAATTTTCTGGTAACAGTAAGCTAGAAAAACCAGACTCATTAGTTTTAGAAAGCTGTTGTAGTTCTTCAGTTAAACCATCGATTAGTTTTCTAGATCCATTTAATATATCAGGAAGTTTAAGCCCCTCAAAAACATCTCCAGCTTCATCTATAAAGTTATAAGATTTATAATCAAGCAACTCTTCAAATCCTAATAAATTTTTCATTGCTTTGTTTTGTATTTGCTTTGCTAGTTTTCTTTGCTCAGATGCTGTTGCATTTGGTAATTCAAACTCAACTTTTGTAAGAGGAAATAAAAATTCATTAACAGATCTTGCTATGGATTCTTGCTGGCCTGTACTTATCTTTCCTCTTTTAACACCATCTTCAAAGAATTGTCCTATTTGAGAATGCGCCATGTCTACTTGGTCAAGCAATCCCTCTGTCCTATCAGCTACTGCTTGTTGTGCTTGATACACTGCTTGACTCGGTAATGCACCTTCTTTGGTAAAGTTTCTTTTTAAAAAATTATAAATACCTCTGTTAGAATTATTTATTGTATCTTTTATTTTTGCAGGAACTAACTTACCTTTAGTCCATTGAGCGGCTTGAGCAACAGTTCTTGCGACATCTCTTATGACTGGCAAAGAAACAGCTGTTTCAGCAACCCTGCCAACTCCTTCCAAGCCTCCTTTAATTATGGGTGGAGCAAATCTAGTAATAGCAGCTCCTTCTCCAGCAATAACAAATCTTTCTTTTAGTCTTTCATAAGCAGCTTCAGATCCTCTTAGTCTAGCTAGCCTATCTTGATCTGATTCACTATCAAAAAAAACATCAGTCAAACTTTCTACATCATCAGTGTTAACTGCTCCATCTACAACACCAGCAGCTAACGCTCCCTTTAGTTTGTTTGCTCTGCCAAAGTTACTAACAATTCCTGCTGCTCCTAGTCCGGGCAAACCAAACTGCGTAACATACTGAGCTCCTACACCAAGGCCTGTTTTAACTTCAGGCTTGGCTTTTTCAAAATGTTTAATAACAGTGTTGGTTACATCAGTATCATTAAGATGATCGTATACTGTAGTGGGTATGGTGGTTAATCCTTCTGCTATACCAATAATGCCACGCTGAACACCACTAGCTATCTCTTCTAATGGCACTGTATTTTTTCTTTGGTTTGCTAAGTAATCTAGCTCTGTTTTTTTTAATGTTTCAGGTTTTGTATCTTGAACGAATACACTCGTGCCATCTTTAAATGTTACTGTTGGCATAGCACACTAGCCCGGATTCCTTTTTAACAATTGCAATCTTGAAACTATAACTGGTACAAGAGCAGGGTTTGAATTTTGATAAGAAAGAAGAGAGGTACTAGTAAATGTTTCCCCCTCTACTGGATCATATAAATAAAAATCATCAGCATTAGCTTGAGAATCTGTAGTAATTCTATAATCTCTTAATCTATTTAAAAATAAATCATCAAAAGCTTCTCTATTTTTTTTAGGATCAATGTCTTTATATGGATCTACACCTGAAGAAGCTCTTAATGTTTGCATGTATGCTGCCTTTTGTTCTGGATTTTTATCTAAGAATCTTAAAGTTTTAGCCATAGCAGATTCCATATCAGCTTGTCTTGTTTCTTCACCAAAATATGCATCGCCAAAAGCAACAGCAGGATTAACAGGAACATATCCCTCAACAGGTCTCATCATGTTTAAGAAACCTGCCATCATTTTTTTAGCATAGTCTTCATCTCTTCCAACCTTATCCATGTAAGTGCTTGGTAAAGTTTTTAAGTAATCAATAAACGTAGGTTTTTGACCAACGAAATTACCTTTGTCATCTACATTAAATCCTTTGTCAGTAATTAAATTGTATTTCATAATTTCTGCAAACCTGTCAGATGATGCAATATCTTTTGGATCAAATTTATCTCCTGAAGGAGATGGAGATGGTGCAGGTGCTGGTGCAGAAGAACTTGATCCTCCTGTTTTGGTTGAGGAAGAAGTTTTTGTTGTAGTTGTTGTTGTTCCAGGTTTAGGTAAAGTGTTTGGATCTTGTTGAGCAGGATCATTTTCTGGTAATAAAGCATTAGTATTGCTACCAGTAGAAACGTTAGCTATTGTAGAACCATCTGGCTCAGGTATCGTTGTAACATTGTTTTCTTTGTCATCACTGCCAAACATTCTTTTTGCAATTTCCATGCCTCCATATCCAGCAAGACCATACAATCCTACATTTCCTAAAAGCTTACCACCTTTTCCTAAAATTCTTCCGCTTCCTTCTAAAAGTCTTTGTGCTCTACCCGGAGCTCCTGTGCCTGATCCTTTAAAAGCATCATCTGCTGCTTTATTAACATTAGCTCCTTGGCTTGGTGCAGGTCTTGGAGGCCCAACCTCAGGCGCATCTGTTCTAACAGGGGTTTGAGTTCTTATTGGCTGAGGTGCTTCAGGTCTTACTGGTTGAGGTGTTGTTGGTTGATTGGCTCTATTGGCTCTAGCCCTTTCTAACCTAGCTTGCTGTGCTATAACTTCTGCTTCTCTTTGTCTAGAAGCATTTTCTATAATCTCTCTTTCTGCTTCTACATCTGCATCTTTTTCTTTCTTTGTTTTCTTTTTAGTTTTTGTAGGAAGCTTTTCTGCTATCTCATCCATCATATCCATCACAGTCATAACAGCTTTTTTCTTTTTACCAGTCGGAGTCTTTGCACTAGCTGGTAGTATGCCACCGTCTACCATTCTCATAATACCACCGTCTGCTCTTTCAACAGGGTAGCCAGATGTTTTAGAAACAGTTTCATAAATAATAGAAGCTGTTCCTTTTGGATCTGCTTTTAACGCTTGCGCTATTTCACCCATTGAACCAGCTGCCTCTGGTGCTGATGTTACAAGATCTAAAATTCCTTTAGTGTATTCAACTGGACTTTGCATAAACTCTATGCCTTCCCTAACAAGAGGTGTAGTAGCAAGTGTTGCCCCAATGCCACCAAGAACTTTTCTTCCAGTGTTCGCTGTCTTCATGGCTGCAGCAGCTGGTAATCCAACACCTGTAGCTGCTATACCTGCTGCTGCATAATCTAATGGATCGTTTGGATCAAAGATAAGATCAGTAATATCTCGTGCGTTAAGTCTTT